ATACGGGGGCGGCTGGTGCTGATGGTGCGACTGGGAATACGGGGGCGACTGGTAATACTGGCCCGACCGGCGCGGCTGGTGCTGCCGCGACAGTAGCGGCAGGGACGACAACGACGGGTGCAGCGGGCACCAACGCCACCGTCACGAACGCGGGAACGCCACAAAACAGAACGCTTAATTTCGTTATTCCCAGAGGGGATACAGGGGCGACTGGTAATACAGGGGCGACTGGATCGACCGGCCCGGCGGGTGCTGATGGCCCGGCTGGTGCTGATGGTGCGACTGGGAATACGGGGGCGACTGGTAATACTGGCCCGACCGGCGCGGCTGGTGCTGCCGCGACAGTATCGGCAGGGACGACAACGACGGGTGCAGCGGGCACCAACGCCACCGTCACGAACGCGGGGACGCAGCAAAACCGAACGCTTAATTTCGTTATTCCGCGCGGGGATACGGGGGCGACGGGTAGTACGGGGGCGGCTGGTAATACAGGGGCGACCGGGGCGACCGGCCCGGCTGGTGCTGATGGCGCGGCGGGTGATGATGGCGCGACTGGCAATACTGGACCGACCGGCGCGACTGGTGCTGCGGCAACAGTAGCGGCAGGGACGACAACGACGGGGGCCGCTGGCACTAATGCCACCGTCTCAAACGCGGGGACGCCACAAAACCAAACGTTTAATTTCGTTATTCCGCGTGGGGCGACTGGATTGACTGGCGATACGGGCCCGGCTGGTGACGATAGTACGGACGATCAGACGTTAGCTGAGGTTCTTTCGCAGGGGAACACCATGAACACAAGCTTGAATACCGATGGAAACTTCATTCAAAACGGCACCGGCCAACACGGGCTGACCATGCTAGGAAACGGCGGGATGCTTTTGCGCGGAAATGGCGTTAGCAGCATCGATGGGGTTAATTTTATAGATTTCAGATATACCGCAACGCATAAGCTCAATACGATTGGAGCTTTGCGCGGTTCCAGCAATTTTGTTTTTGCCTACGCTGTTGAGCCAAATCCCCTGGTAAATGAGCAATACATTTCAAGTGCAGATAATATCGCGTGGCCACGAACTTCTTTTGAAACAGGTGACGCGCTAATTTGGCGCGGGCTACCCGCAACTGTCGCTGCAATGGGGTCAGTCGTTGCGTTGCCAGAATTATTCAAAGTTGAAACAGACGGACAAGCTTTCTTTCCTAGTGCGCAAGCGGCAGGAGGTGGAAGCGACGGGGTACTGTATGGTAATTCTGCTGGAAGACTTCAAAAGTATTCTAATGGAGTTCCGCAAAACCTTATCAACAGAACCAACCTTGACGCTGACCTGCTAGACGGTCAGCATGGGAGCTATTACTATTCGCCTGCTAATTTGCCCGCCACAGACGGCAACGGCATATACTCCACCTCCGCAACCATACCAGTCGGCCGCGTTGCCTCAGCAGCCAGCCACACGGGCGGGACGGTCGGCAGGACAAAGCTGCATTTTGCCGAGGCGGGCGCATCCAGCAGCCGACACACAGGGTTTCAATCCTTTGCGCAGGCGTCCGACACAGGCGTAAAGCTGGATCATCGCGTGAACAACGTGGGCGCAACCCTTTCGTCAAGCCTTGAGTTGTCCAACCTGGTGGACAAAAGCAGCTTTTCAAATGATACCTGGTATTATAATAATGCAGCTAATACAGTACTTAGGGGATTCAGATTTGTAGGCGATAAGCCTGCGATACGGGTCGGGTCGGCTAGTTTCATTGATATGCCAGCCGCGTTGCCAACGCACGACAACAGCGCGTGGATAGTGGACGCAAATGGATCGGGCGGTAAGTACAAACCAGTCAGCTACCGAGCGGCAAAGGATCGGGAGGTGACCCTCACAAACACAAGTTTTGCGACTGATGCTGAATTGCAATTAAATGTGCCAGTAGGTGTTTACGACGTGCGCTGCAAGCTTATTTTTCAGGGCGAAAACACAAACAGCGAACTAATGTACCGCGTCACAGCAGCAGCAACAACAGGCAGGGTAAACGCCTATACGTCGAAGGGGGAAAGCGTGTTGACGCAAGCCTTTACTGGCAACACGTTTGGGGAACTGTACAGGACTGAAAATGCGGCGGGCGTTCACATGATTATTATCGAGGGAACATTACAGGTATTTGGAGCATCAACCCTTGTGGCGGTTCAGCGCGGCGTGCTAGATGCTGACGATTCTGTCACCCTTGAGCAGGGTTCGTTTATCGAATTAACCCTTAATACCGTTGGCCTTTAAAATCAAAACCCTATGAAGCCTGGATACCTCAATTATGGCGAACACCCTCGCGGCGATACCATAGACGCCAAGACATTCACGCTGACCACCACCAGCGCAGGCACAACTGCGCCTATCAACCTGACCGGCGCGGACGTAAGAATGACGTTCAGCCTTTCAGGTGTAAAAGTCGCTTTCACCACAGGTGGCGGTATTACGCTGACCGATGCCGCAGCGGGTATTTTCAGGAAAGATAAGTTCTCCTTGCCCCACGTGGGGGTGTGGAGCTTCGACCTTCAGGTTATCCTGAATGGAGATACGAAAACGTACATTGTTGGACAGATTGAAATAATTAAAGACATAACCGCATGAGTGCTGTAAATGTAACGATACAAGAAACGATCGAGCAGGTCACAGTAGCCGTAACGGAGACGGTCGAAACTGTGACTATTGAGGTGACGACTGGTGCTGATGGTGCGACTGGTGCGACTGGTGCTGATGGCCCGGCTGGTGCTGATGGTGCTGATGGCCCGGCTGGTGCTGATGGTGCGACTGGTGCTGATGGCCCGGCTGGTGCTGATGGTGCGGCAGCGACCGTGTCGGTCGGAACCACAACGACAGGCGAAGCGGGAACGGATGCCAGCGTGACCGAAACGGGGGACGCGCAAAACAAGACGTTCGACTTTCTTATCCCGCGCGGCGCAGCGGGTGCTGCTGGCTCGGCTACAGTATCAATAGGAACAACAACGACTGGAGCTGCTGGCTCTGCTGCTAGTGTTGTTAATTCAGGGACTGGGACGGAAGCAATACTTAATTTTACATTACCAGCCGGTCAAGAAGGAAGCGTGGGCACAGAATTGACAACTCCAGAAGTCCTGCTTAATGACATTCGTAGAGCCGATACCGATAACGCTGCTTATACTAATCTAAGTACTTTTGTTTGGATTCCAGCAACAAACAATACCGTCGATGGGTACATTACAAAAATATCAATCGAGGCAAATAACGCTTTGGCAGGAAGGAAGATGAATTTATTCCTTTTCACACGAGATGAGGCAACTAATAACTTTACTACTCAATATATTGGAACTGACGATTTTCCAGCTGAACTTGACGGGCTTAACGAAGCTACCTTACCCACTAGAATAGCAATTAAGGAAACACAAATGTTTGGCGTTTCGCTAAGCACAACTGTTGCGTCAAGCGCAGTACGTCTGTATTCTGGAGGCGGTAGTTCGTCAGACGAGGGAGGAACTGGGCACTTTCAGAATATAACAAGGCTAACCCTATTGGTGCCGACATCAATGTTGTTTCTGTCGAACCGGGGATTCTCCGCGAAGGCTTATGTTGAAGAAGCAGTAGCTTCTTCGCGCATAAACAATCCTTCAGGGCTAAGCGTGATTGCGGCAGTCGATAGCTTAGTTGGGAGCACAGTTTTTAATGAAAGAGATTGGTTTTTTGGCAAAAAAATACTTTATGTCGGCACGTCTATTCCCGCTGGGGGCACTACCCAGGAAGGTAGATACCCTGACGTCATGGGGCGCATATTAGGGGCAGATGTGGAGAACGTAGCAATAGGAGGCTCAAGAGTGATATTTACTAATTTAGCGAGCGACAATTTCAACGTAAATGCGTTGATGGGGACGATTGCGGAAAAAGAAGCTTTGTTTTCAGATAACTCAACAGCGGTCATTGCAAACGCGGTAGCTGCTTCGTATGAAACGCTAATAATTGGGAAGACGTATGATTACCTAGTTATCGACCATTACGTCAATGATCGCAGTCAAATACGATTTGGTTCCATGGGAACCATATCAGACACAACAGCAGCAACTTTTTATGGAGCGTTCAACGTACTGCTAGCATCTGTATATGCCGACAAACCGTCCGCAAAAGTGTTGTTGGTTGCCTGCCCTAACATCTACACAACTGCAAATGCGCAAATAGATCAGGCTGGACAAGATGCAATTACAGCCCTCAAGGAAATCGCTTTAAAGTATCATTTGCCGTTTCTGAATCAGGCCGAGGAAGGGTATGTAAACACAAGCAATTTCAGCGTTTACAATTCAGATGGCACGCACCCAACAGACGACGCAGAAAGAGCAAGGCGGGGCTACGCAGTTGCTCAATTCGTTAAAAGACATCCTTAATATGATTGATCTAATCCCCACGTACCCAACCAAAAACATATCATCAAAACTCCCCCGGCACGCCACCAAACGACCACCCTATCTCGCTGAGGAAAAGGTCACAAAGGTGATGGTGCACCATTCAGGCGCGGAGAACGACGTTTACAAAGATGTGAGCTGGCAGGTAAACGGGCGTGGCTGGTGGGGATCCTCGTATTATATGTCAATCGACTATGATGGTACTCGATTCATTTGCCGCAAGCGCACAGAAAAGGGGTGGCATTGCGGTGGTGGCGGAAGGAACCACGATACCCTGGCTATCTGCCTGCGCGGCAATATGGACAATCACCCGCCAACAGCTGACCAGCTGGCCAGCCTCCACGAGGCCCTGGTGGGGGAAGATGAGCATTTTGGGCGGCGGCTTGAGCTGGTGTGGCATGATATGTATATAGCGACCAGCTGCCCGGGAAAGATGATGCCGCGCGAATTGATTTCTGGCCAGCTGCGCGATCATTACGCGCCTGTGGTGGTGGTGGTGCCAGCTGACGAACTACCCGTCGCCGCCCCGCCAGCCGAGGTAACAATTGACACACCCCCGCCGCCCGATCCAATAGCCCCCATCAGAGAACCCAAAAACAACATACCAATGAACCCTACTGACGAGGACCGCCCTGGCTGTGCTTCCGCCATCTTTCTCCTGATTGCCCTGCCCTTCGTTACTGGTGCTGCCTTTTTCCTCCTCATGCTGGCCGCGCTGGTCGGCATACCAATCCCTTTCTAATGCCTAATTTCAAGGACCCCATTACCCTCATCACCGCCGTCATGACCTGGGTGAACACCCTTTCCGACTGGCTGCCCACCCTACACCAGAGAATGGCCAATCGCGAACGTCGCAAACGCCTCCAACACGCGAAGGGGAAAATCAGTGATGCGGAGCTGGAGATTGAACTCGAAGCCATCCGCCAGAAACTGGCCGCTACCTAATGCGTCCTTCTTATGCAGCCCCCCGGTGCCCGATCATTGTAGTATGAACAAGGCCCAGGGCCACGCCCCTAATTTATCGTTTCCTTTCGCCATGCTGCCCGCAGGACCGCTCCTCGTGGAGTCCGATTACCTGCTGAGCCAGCTACTGAGCGAGGCGGCAAGACTGGCGCAAGGCGGGCATCCCCTAAAATCATCCGCCGAAACCGTGACCGGCCACCCCCTGGTAATGGCTGGTTACGGCGGGAACGGGAAACCGATGACCGCCGCTCGCGTCCGCCTTGCTGGCCTGATGAGAGACGAGAAAGCAGAATACCAGGTAGAAGCCCTTCGCGCTGCCTACGCTGACCGTGGAATTTCCGGTATTCTGCTGGAAGTGAACACTGGCGGCGGAGCCGTGACGGCTGCCGAAATGGTCCGAGATGCCGTCAGCAGCAGGAACAAGCCAGTCGTCGTGACGACTAATTATATGGCAAGTGGCGGCGTACTCGCCACGCTAGGAGCTGACGAGCTGATCGCAATGAGTGAGTCGGCCCTGATCGGCAGCATCGGTGTCGTTCAGCAGATCGCCACCTTCATGCGTGACCTCCTGAATCGCTATTTTGTATTCGAGTACGCCGATACCAGCCCCGAAAAGAACGCCAGTACGCGGGAGTTCCTGCGCACTGGCGACACCTCCGTTTTCAAGCCCCTGCTCAACGATCTCGACGCCATATTCATGGCTGCCGTCACCGCTGCGCGCCCGCTTGACCCCAAAACAGCCGCCGACACCCTGAAAGGTGGCACCTGGCTGGCCGTCGAAGCGCAGCAGCGCGGGCTGATCGATGGGATTGGCGGCACCAACTATTCTCTTTCACGCCTCGCCGAGGCAATCAATAATTATCAATGATCACCACCCTATTGGCGAAGGCCCGCGCTCATTTCGGGCTCGCCCCCAACGCTTCTCTTTCTCAGCTCGACGCGGCGATTGACGCCGACACCCTCCCTGTAGTTCCCGCGACTGATGCAGATCAGGGCGCGGACGCAGGTGCAAAGAAGGTGGATGTGCCAGCCGCCGAAACCGCACCAGGAACCGCCCTTACCCGCGAAGATGTTGCCACCATGATTGCCACAGCCAGCGCAGAAATGTCGCAAGCCATTAGCGATCTCAACGCCGCCAACGCCGAGCTGACGCAGGCCAATACAGCACTATCTGACCGACTCAGCGCAGTCGAAGGCCAAGACGCTGCCAGCCACACGAGTGGGAAGACCGACGCCGTCGACCTGACCACGCCCTCGCCAATTTACGCGCAGAACCCCGCGAACCTTCGCGCCGCTGCGCGCCTGAAAGGTCTAGCCTAAACCCGGCCCCGAGCCAATTATTAAATCTAAACAAACCCTATTATGGCATCTACCGATTACTCCGCCGTTGCAGGCTACCGCAGCTACGTCGAGACAATCAGCGAAGACATCTTTCGCAAGCTCTTTTTCGAGTTCAATACCGCCAGGCTGGTGACCATTCACGAAGGCGTGAAAGGGAAAAAGGTATGGACTGAGATGAAGCTGCTGAACCTGGCGAAAGCCTATTTCCCTGCTTTCTCGGCAGGCGATACCAACCAGCTGGTACCCATCGAAATGGATGTTTCCCCCTTCAAGGTGGAGCACAAGGAAATCCCACAGGAGATTGAGGATACCCACTTGGGCTTCCTGCGCCGCAACAGTTTCAATCACCAGGAGTGGCCCCTTGAACGCTACTCTGTCGAACAGCTTCTCGCGAAGCTACAGCAAGAGCTGGAAGTGGCCGTGTGGCAAGGAGTGAAGAAATCGACTGCGCTTGCCGCTGACGATTCCATCAATATCGTGTTCAATGGCTACCTGAAGATTATCGCCGACGCGATTACCGCGACCACCGTCACTGCCGTCGTAACCGGAGCGATTACCGAAGCCAACATCCTCGAAAAGCTGAAGCTGATGTACGCCGAGCTCGCGCCAGAGCTGAAGACAAATGGCACTGACATCTTCGTGAGCTACGCGCTTTTCGATCACTACGTCGCTGCCATGGACACGAAGTTCGCTGGCAACTCTGCCCCCTACGTGGAGCTGGGTTCTGCGACATACCAGGGCATGCGCTACCGCCAGGGTGGCGGCAACACAACCCTGATTCCTGTCGCTGGAATGGGCGACAGCGGTCGCATCATCATGCTGCCCCGCGCCAATTTCCACATGGGCATTGACAGCCTGGCCGACTTCTCGAACTTCAATTTCGAGCAGCAGGTACGCGAGCTGCTCTACTGGCTGGATGCCAAGATCGGCGTTCAGATCACGCTCCTGCGCGATGGCATTGCCGTCGTGAACGACCAAGCGTAAGACCTGCCCTTTGACCCTTATTTACCTCCCCGGCGGCGGGGCACTTGCTCCGCCGCCTTTTCAACACAACTCCAATGAAAAAGGAAAATCAAGAAGTTCCCGGCGACATGCCAGAACAAGACATTGAGCAGAAGCTAAGAGCTGCTGAAGAAGCCCTCCGCTTGCAGGAACTGGACGCTGCCGAGGCACTGGAACGCATTTCTACCCTCGAAGCCCAGGTAGCCAAGACCGCCCGCATCACCGAAGCAGCGAACCCAACCGGCAACCTCCCCGTCTTCGAGGCGAACGGCAAAAACTATCGTTTCAAGGTGGCCCGGCTGAATTTTGGGCACAAAAACATCCTAACCGCCGACCAGATTTGCGAGGACGAAGTTTTACTTCTCCAGCTGGTCGAAAATGGCAGCGACGCCATCGAGGCTGTGTAAAATGCCTTCACTCCTAACCCCTAAAATAAAATAAAATGTGCGAACGTAGCCGCCTGAAAAGTATTACGAAATGTATCGACAATGCAGGCGGCAACGCTGCTGGCATGGTCATTACCCTAGACATCGCCAGCAAAAGCGTGATCACAAGCATTCCCGAACCTGGCGCGGGATCCAGCATCATCACTGACAATATCGTGATGGTCGAAGACACGCGTACTGCTGCAGAAGTATCTGCATCCAGTCCCGCCGACCCAGTCCCTGGTGTTTTCAGTGAGTTCGAGTTTAGCGAAGTCGGCTTGGCCTACTCAGGAGCTGAGGAAGGCGAACCAGAAGATGGGAACCTCGTCCACACCGTCACGGGCATCATCACGAAGATGAACCCCTTGAAAAGCTACATCCTGGAAGGGACGCGGGGTGGTCTGGAGCACATCGTTCGGTTCATCGACAGAAACGGCAACAAATGGCTCATCGGCGACAACAACGAGGGTGCGAAAATCACTGTCGTACCCCAGACGAACGACCGAAACGGCTACACGCTCACCATCACCTGGCGCGCCTCCCGCCTGCTCTACGCCTATACGGGTGCCATCGCACTCCAAGCCTAAGCGCCATGGCGAAGCAGAAAAAGACTCCGCTCTTGACACCTACGCAGCCTCTGGTTGCGTGGGTGTACACCGGGCCCGCCTACCCGCGCGTCAAGATTGATGGCGTTCCGACCTTCGTGCCGGACACCATCAGTCAGCAACGCATCGGGGAATTGATGGCCCGCCACCCGCACGAACTGGCCGCTTATTTCGAGCGTGCCAGGCGCGTGAAGCCGGGTATCGATACCGCTGCTGGCGATTAAGACTTGTGTGTTTTGGGATAAGACAGCCCCCGCCCTTGTGATGAGGTGCGGGGGCTTTTGGGGTTTGGGGGGGGCGGGTAAAACGCCCGGTTAACCCGGGTTTCCATACATTTCCCGATCCAGTCGATCGCAAGGACGTAGCCAAGCGTGATCGGGGTTTGGGTAACCCATGGGGAGTACCAAATCGGCCACCCGGAAAAAGAACTCTTCCCCAGTCTCCTGAGGTCTCTGGAAATACAGCACATCGCTGTAATTTCCCTCGCCACGCTGGGCGATCATTTCTGGGCTGTAAGGCCCCCAGAGTTGGCCGCAGCCAACTCCGATGCAGTTATTGATTACTACGGTTTCCATTTTGCTTGGATTTATGCAGGGTTGCAGCATTGCCGCCCTGCACCACCCCAACCCCGCCCCTACCGGTTAGGGCTGGAGCGGGGTGGGAAGGCGGGCGGGTGGGGCTAAAATCGGACTTCTATTTTCGCGCCCATTGCGGCCGCAATGGCCTCAAATTCTTCGGCCCTCGTCCGAAGCCTACCCTTGTCGCGGGTAGAATTGGTCGGCTGGCGACCAAGTGCCTCCCCGATCTTGCCGGGTGGCACCTGGTCGAGCCAGGTGGTCAGGGTGGTTACTTTCCCAGGCCGAAGGCCTTTACGGACGCCGAAATATGATGTGGGACTTCTCCCCCATCATACCCATCTAAGATGGATATGATGATCAATTTACACACCGATTGCGTGTGTTTTTTCGTAAAAGAGTCCGGGAATGGCCCGGATAGAGTGGGGTCAAACATTCTCGAGCCGTAGCCCATTCCGCGAGCGTAGGTAACCTTTACCTTTAAGGCTACTGTACCAAACACGATTGTGTTTAGCTCTTCGCACGGCGCGAAGGGAGTGATTATTTTATTAAACAGAGTTTGAATTGGGTTCATTTTAGTACGCTTTTAGTATTTTGATTGTAATTTGGTTTCCTAGCTGACCGGTTGTCCTTAGGTGACCAACCCGGTCTTGGAAGTCCTCAAAGGACTCGAGGGTGTGGCTGCTAACTAGTGTAGGCCCCCAATGGGATGCCTCGTAGTTATTTACGAGGACTTCACCCTTTACGGAATTGTGAAAGTCGGGGTCTATGTCGAAGTAAGTCATTGTCTCGGAATTGTGTGTTTCTCGTCAGCGATATTGCTTTCGATACTACAAAGTATAGTCCATTCAGACTAACCGCGCAACTATTCAATACTTTATTTACTCTTTTTGGAATAATAATTCCAAAAAAGAGAACGCCCACCGGCTGGGGAGCTGGTGGGCGCGGGTAATGGTGAGCCATGTCGGGCTTTTTGCTTTTGCCCACCTTCCCTGCACCTGCGTCCGCGCCCCCCTACCCTTACCACGTCCGCGCCTAAACCCTTTACGTCCTTCCTGCGTCACTCACGCTGCCAGAAATTGCAGCATGCAATCAGGGAAACAAGAAGAAATCAGCATACAGGCCGCTTACGCGCAGATGACCGACCCCAGCAGGGCGGATACTTTTTCGCTCGTCATTAGGCTATCTGGAGGCAAGGAAATCGGACAGAAACGCACGCTATACCGCTGCCGATTCGGAAAGCGGGCGGGAAGCGGGAAAACGAGGGAGCAACGGGCAGAAGACCGCAAGGTCGCCGGGCTGGACAAATCCGGGCTGAACGGGACAGAACGGCGGCAGCACGTAGAAAACGGCACCATCCCGATTCACGACCTGGAGCAGAATCGCTATATCTCGCCCCTGATTAGCCACATCACCGAATTCAATCAATACAAAGTCATTCACTAATGAGCGCAGACCTACAGAAATTTTCAGGGCCAGGGTGGTCCGCCTTCCCAGATTCAGGCATACTGATGACTGAAGATATACGCGTCACTCACTCCGCGAAGACCAGCCCCATAGGGAAACCCATGGCCATCCCTGGCATGAGTGACGCCAAGGAGAGAGCGATGAGCTGGGGCTTCGACGATATGCTGCCGAATTTCAGGGAGCAGCTAGTCAGCGAGAATGACATTGTGCCCAGCCTACTGGCCACGAAACGGGACATCCTGGTCGGCGGGGGCATTATGGCCTACACGAAAGAATATGTGGAGACCGCGCAGGGGCGGAAAGAGGTGAGGCATGAGGTAGCCATCCCTGACGTGGTGCAGGCCTTTTTCGAGAAAATCGACATTGACGAATACCTGGAGACGACAGCGAGGAATTACGTAATGCACTCAATCATGCCGGTCGAGATCATTGCGAGAAAAGACAGGCAGAGCATCGCGAGCATAAAAGCCCTGGAATGCCGACACATCCGATCAGCAGAAATGGATGTAGAAGGCAAGATTCCTGCCTGGTACTGGTCAGGGAGCTGGGGCCATCGCCGAACAGAGGGCCGGGGAGAGGTGAAATCTTACCGGATTCCTGTTTTCGATCGAACAGAAGATCGCTTGGCGCCAAAGTCTATCATCGTCATGATGGACCGCCTGCTTTGCCTCGACGAATACTACCCTACCCCATACTGGTGGGGCAGTGAGGAGTGGATCAGGCTGGCCAATTGTATTCCCGAGTTTCACTTGGCAATGCTGAAAAATGGGTACTCGTTTCGAGTGCACGTCCAGGTCCCGAAAGACTATTTCTACGATAATACGCCACTGGACCTCGACAATAATGTGAACGAAGCGAGCCGCAGAACGGCCGAGACCGCCGCAAAATTGGTCTTTGTGGACCGGCTCAACCAGGTGCTGCAAGGCCACACCAAGGCGGGAAAGCTGATCATCACCGAATACGAGGTTGACAAGGCCCTCGGGAAAGAATACCCTGGCATCAAGATTACCCCGATCAGCCTTGACCTGAAAGACGAGGCTATGCTGAAGCTTTTCGACGCCTCGAACACAGCGAACATGTCCGCCCAGGGAGTTGCGCCCGCCCTGGCCAATATCCAGATGCCCGGAAAACTGGGATCTGGCAGCGAGATTCGTAATGCGCTGGCCATGCACATAATCCTGAAAACGCCAGGGCCGCGACGGCGGATGTTCTCCCCTATTCACTTGGCCAAGCGACTAAATGGATGGCCAGCAGACGTATATTATGACATCCGCGACACCCTCGTCACGAACCTGGACCAGGACAAAAGCGGAACCACTACCGGCACTGAGAAAGAAACTGCGCTATGACCCTGGATGAGTACGACGCAATCCTCGAAGTCCTGCGCCGCGTGATCCCTGAGAACGCGCTTTTGCCACGCCTACTCAGTGGGTACACCAGTACGAACGCTCGCTACGTGGCCCGTCTGATGGCTGAAAACGTTGCGCCGGCACGAAAACGCAGCACGCGACTGGTGACCCAACCAAGCACCGAAGAGCCCACAACGCCAGAATGGGCAGCGATGGCGAAGCGAAAAAGCAATCTCTATCAGCAGCGGGCGAAGCTCAGCAATCGTTTTCACGACTTCCCCAACGACGTGACGGCCTGCGCCGACATTAGCAGGGAAATACGATTCCTGCAGATTAAGATTAGAAGAGTACACCAAGAAATGGGCTATTACCGTGTTCACGGGAAGATGCCAGAAATCGAAGCCGAGCAGGAGCGAGCAGTCTACACCGAGGCGGAGCTTATGAAACAACGCCAGGCAGTCAATTCGAAAATGACCCGCCTGCGGGCAAATCTGAAACAAGCCGCCACTTCCAAGCCTGCGAAGGTGAAGAAATGGCAGGCGCAATTAACTGAATGTGAGCAACAGCGCGAAATCATTAATGGGAAAATTGGACAGTTCCGTCTATAACCAGGCGGAGTTCAAGAAGGCCGACATGGCCGAACGAATCAGGATGTACCTGGTCGGAGGCGGTTATAAAAGTCACTTTCAGCTACGTGATAACGAAATAGAGTACCTAAGGTACATGGAAATCGCCTACACCCTCAGCCAGGAAAACAGGAGCCAGCGCGAAGCGGTGCGGCTGCTCAGGACCCAGGTGAGAACCGACCGATTTCGGGCAACGCAAGTGATGCGGGATGCCTGCAATCTGTTCGGGAGTTTCGAGGATGTACACCGCCCTACCCAGCGCGCAATGATTCGCGAAGGGCTGCTTCAGGACATTGCACAAATAGAAAAGGAACTTGAAGAAGCGGAAACGTCGACAGAGCGCAATTCCTGGATGAAAGTCAAGCAAGGGTATTGGAAAAACCTGATGGAACTAGACCAGGTCAGCAAGCTGGAAGACGCAATCGCCAGGGATACGAAGCTGCCAGAGATTTCTTTCACCACCGACCCCTCCGCGCTCATGTCAGCAGAGGCAGAAGACATTGACCACGAAGTGATATGAGCAAGGAAGTCTACCTGAACGAGAAGCAGATGAAATTCCTCACTGCCCCACAGAAAACGAAAGTTTTTGTGGGGGGGCGTGGCGTTGGGAAGTCTCGTGTCCTGGCCTATGGGCAGGCAGAGAAAGCGACCCTGATGCCCAGGAGCAAGGGGTTTTTGGCGTCGACGACCTACGGGCAGCTGCTGACGAAGACCTGGCCAGCCATTGCGGAAGCGTGGGAGGCCATGGGCTATGTAGAGGGGATTCATTATGTGATTGGGGTTCGCCCGCCAAAATACTTCAAGTCAGCCATCAGCCCGCCCAAACAATTTGGCAACGTGGTGACATTTATCAATGGCCGAACCATTGACCTCATCAGTATGGACCGCCCGGAATTGGCGCGGGGTGGTAGTTACGACGATGGCGACATTGACGAGGCCGCGCTAGTGAAGCAGGATGAGTGGGCGGTCATCCTGCTACCCTCCATTCGGGGGAATAAGTGGCGATTCGGCCAGGTGAAGACGTGGCAGATGGTGGGCTTCTACACTTCCCTGCCCTGGAAAGCGGCAGGCTATTGGGTGCTAGAATACGAAGACAAGGCGAAAGCGGAGCCGGGCAAATACTTCTACCTGGAGGCCAGTGCCTACGACAATATACATGTGCTTGGTCAGGAAGGGATAGACAGGATGCGCTCAGAAATGAGCTACATCCAGTTTCAGACAGAGATTATGAACGTGCGCATCCTCAAGGTAGAAGATGCCTTCTACAATAGGTTCGATCGTGATCGACACATGTACCAGCCTGGCTACCTATATGGTCAGGACAGCACGACAGGACGCGATGTCATTACCGCGACTACTGATGTGGACAAGAAGCAGTTCCTTGAGATCAGCCTCGATTTTGGTGGCTGGATTTCCTGCATGTGTGTGTTTCAGGAGAAGCCCAACAGGGAGGAGTGGATGGTGGACAGTTACTTCGTGAAGGGAGACAACAAGATATCTGAGCTGGTGGCCCGGTTCTGCGAGACCTATAAGGAGCATAAGTACAAGCACGTACGTATGTGGGGCGAGCCACGAGGCCACGACCGCAACGCCACGAGTGGCACGATATACCAGCAGCTGGTGACGCTCTTCGCCGCCCAAGGCTGGAGGGCAGATGTACATGCACCAGCCAAGCAAAGCGCACAGCACATTGAGCGTCAGCACTTCATGAGTGCAATACTAGCCGAGGAGACCAGGGGCTACCCTACCCTGCGCATGAACGCTGAGACCTGCAACGACGTCAGGATAGCACTTCAGACCGCGCAGTCGATGGCAGATGGCAAGAAAGACAAGCGTAATGAGAAGGTCCGAGAGTTCCCCCAGGAACACGCGACGCACTTTACTGACGTGGTCGACTACTACTTCGAGCAGAAGTGGGGCAAGCGAGTGACGACAGGCAGCGACGCCGGCCGGGCGAGCGAGGCCATGTTCGGGTAGCTCGCTGAGTGGAATAGCCAGCGGTGGGAGCCGCTGGCATATAATACCGAATTTTGTGTTGCGTGGATCACGCAAACGCTAATC